CACGCCTCATATGTGAAGGAGTTTGAATAATGGCAGGCGGCAAAGGCGGGTCAACAACGTCATCAGTTACGATCCCAGAATACATTGAAGAGGCTGCGCGCCGTAACTTGGCAAAGGCCGAAGGCATTAGCCAGATTGGCTATGTGCCGTATTTCGGGCCGGATGTTGCCGCGTTTACGCCGTTTCAGCAGGCGGGCTTCCAGCAAACCGCTGACGTTGCGTCTGCATTTGGGCTGGGAACGCCAACAACGCAAGCTGATATTATGGGCGGCATGCCGGAGCCAACACAGTTTGCTGGCGGTGTACGCGGATATAGCGCAGCTCCATTGTACCAGCAGGCCGTTGACGAGCTTGCCGCGCAGCGCCCAGCGCAGGCGCAATACATTGAGAGCTTTTTCATTGATCCCGTGACAGGCCAAGCAGGAACACGCGTGCAGCCTGCTGTGGATTACAGCACTATGGGTACGATGGCAGACATCAGAGCGGCAGATCGTGCAAACGAGTTGGCGATTGCGCAGGCGCAGGCAGCTGCGGGGCCGCAAAATGTTACGTTTGAGACTACAAGCTTTGCTGCCAACCCAAATTTGGCTGTGCAGCCTAATGACCAAATATTTAATATCGCGCCGCCAGAGGTTCAGATTGCTCAGCAAATAATGGCAACTGACCCCACAAACCCGCAATACAATGAGGCGTTTCAAACCGTTTACGATTACCAAGCAGCGCAAGCAGCGCAAGACCCGACAGGGCAGTCAACTGGGCTTGGCATAACGCCAGAAATAATTGATGCGGCAGGTGTTGATGCATTTTTGCCGCCAACAGTTCCCAGCGACTACACATTAGACCCCGCAATTAGCGCAGCGATAGATGAGATTGGGTACACGCCGATAGAGGGAAGGCCACTTGCTGAAGGCGAGCAGGCAATATTGGGGTTAGAGCCGCAAGACGTTTATAATATAGGCGAAGCCGGAGAGTTCAGCACAGCAGCCGCCACCCCAGAAATAGACTACGGAGCATATTTAACGCCAGTGTCACAGCCCACTACGTCAGACCCTCTCTATGATACGAGTTCAAATAGCCAATACGCAGGCTTTATGGACATGTTTGATGGCGGCGGCCCTAATGCATCCGGCGGCTCATTTGAGGGCGGCGGCCTTCTGTCAGACGCCGCCAACTTTATGGCGCAAGGCGGCGTGATAGGCGGCGTGGTCAAAGCGATTGAAGACGCTTTAGGCATTGGGCCTGCTGCAGCAGCGCCCGCCCTACCGGCCACGCCAGCCGTGCCAGCTACATCAGTTAGCTTAGACAACCCGCTGCTAATGGGCAGCACTGCGCGCGCGGGTGCGGTGCAGACCAGCAACCCTAACGTGTCGGTTGTATCGACGCCAAGCGGAAATCAATATTTTGGAACGCCTGTTGGAACGGATCCAGCAACAGGATCAACGCGATACTCTTTCTGAGTTTAGAATAATTAAAGGAGCAGCATAATGGCTGGACAAGGTGCAAAAGGTGGCGGTCAGGTAGCGATGCCAGTAGCAGGCGCAGGGCCGCAGCTCGGTATGATGCCAATCGCCCCGACAGCGCAACCGGCAGCGCAGCCCGCGCCGCCTGCATTGGCCCCGACTGCTGGGTTTAACGTAAACCAAGCAGCGGCTGGCGCATTGCAGCAGGCGATGGGAACCGCGCAAAGCGGCCTCGGTTTCACGCCACGCCAGATCGAGGCGGTTGGGTATACGCCAGCCCAGCAAGCCGTCGCCGGACAGCAAACTGGCTTCGCATACCAGCCATCGCAGGCAGCGGCTCAGCAGCTCGCAACGACTGACATCAGCCAGTATCAGTCGCCGTATCAGCAGGAAGTCATCGACATGACCATGCGCGATATTGCGTCTGCGCAGGAAAAGGCGCTCAACGTGCAGGGCGCGCAAGCCCAGCGCGCAAGAGCGTTTGGCGGGTCACGCCAAGGCGTTGCCGAAGCAGAAACGCGCGCGCAATACGGGCAGCAGGCGGCAGACGCGGCGGCGCGTTTGCGTCAGCAAGGGTTCCAGCAGGCGATGGGCGCGGCTCAGTTTGACATTGGCCAGCGTGCAGCAACGGAAGCGGCAAACGTCGCGGCGCGTCAAGCTGCCGAGCGCTTTGGCGTTGGATCGCTGCAGCAGGCGCAGGCGGCAAACATTGCTCGCGGCCAGCAAGTTCAAGCATCCAATGTGGCGGCGCAAAACGCTGCCGCGCAATACGCGGCTCAGCAGGCGGCATCTGCGCAATCGCAAAACTTGGCGGCGCAGCAGGCTGCGATGGGAACGCGTTTGGGTGCAGCAGGGCAGCTCGCTGGACTTGGCCAGCAGGCATTCGGCACTGGCCAAGCGATCCAGCAGCAGCAGATGCAGCAGGGTCTTATGCAGCAAGGATTGCAGCAGGCGCTTATCGATGCGGCGCGCGGCCAATATGCTGGCTACACAAGCGCGCCAATGGCGGCGCTTTCAGCCCCATTGGCGGCGTTGCAGATGACGCCAAGCCAGTCAACGACAACGCAGTCAATGCAGCCGGGTCTGTTCAACTATCTACAGCTTGGCGCAAGCATGTTTTAGGGGTGGTAGATGGATTATCGTCAAGCAGCCAGAGACGCGGCACGCAAGTACGGGATAGACCCCGAAATGTTCCTGCGCCTCATACAGCAGGAGAGCAGCTTTAGGCCAGACGTCGTAAGCCCGAAGGGCGCGATCGGCCTCGGACAGCTTATGCCTGCGACGGCCAAGGAGCTTGGCGTGGACCCAACAGATCCAATGCAAAACTTGGAAGGCGCTGCAAAGTATCTAAGCCAGCAGCTCAAGCGTTTTGGAGATCCGTCGCTTGCGCTGGCCGCGTATAACGCTGGGCCAACGCGTGTGGCCAGACTTGGCAGGGTGCCAAATATTGCGGAAACGCAAAACTATGTGAAGACGATTTTAGGAGAAGGGCAAACCAAGATGGCAACTCCAATGGATAGGGCGCGCGAAGAAGAGCTGCGCATGCAGATGCTGGCCAGCGGAACGGCCCCACAAGCAGCGCCACGCGCGCCACTGTCAGCGCTACGGCAGGATCGCCCGCAGGCAGCGGCAGCACCGCAGCAGCGCAGAAGCGGCTTCGGCGGCATCATGGATTACCTTGGCAAACGAAGCCCGACAACCGGCCTAAGCAGAGCGGAACAATTTGCTGCGGCGCTCGATCCGCTCATCATGCCGGAGCTGCGGGCTGGCGAGGCGATCAGGGCGCGCGGCACGCAGCGGCAGGCGGCTGCCAAGCGAAACAAGACGATTGAATATTTGGAGAAATATTCTCCAGAAGCTGCTGACTTGATGCGTGGCGGCCTGCTAAACGCATCAGAGGCGTTGAAAATATCAAGAGACACAGAGGCGCGGTCTTTGGCTAAGCGTGCATCTGAGGCGCTACAATCAGGCGACATGCAGACAGCGATGGCGATTTTAACCCAGCTTTCGCCAACTGCGATGGGCCAGCAGATTGCAGCGCAAGCGGTCAAGCCGCCAAGCGAAATACTGGGCGGCGGCAAATACACCGTGACCTACCCAGAAGGCAGAAGCGGCGAGCCTGTGATTACCATAAATGAAGACGTAGTAGCCGCGGAACAGCGTATTGCGCAAGCAGAGCGTGAAGCGAGAAGGGAGGCCACTGGGCTGCCAGCTGACGCAAGGAAGGCAGAAGAAGCTGACTTTGAGGCGATCACGGCAATAGACAATTTAATGCAAGACATATCCGGCATCATTGGCGACTTTGGGTATGACCCAGCGACAAAAGAGTTTACCGGCCCGCTTGATATTGGCCCTTCTGGGTTCCTTAAAGGAGCCTTTGGCTCGATGGGCGTTGGCGGGCAGGGCGCAATAGACACCGCCAAAGCGCGCGACGAATTTGAAAGATTTAAGACGCGACTTGTAAACACCAGCCTGCGTTTGAATAAGGGCGTTCAGACTGAAGGCGATGCGCAGAGGGCTGCAAAAGAGCTTGGAGACGCTCGCACTGAGGCAACAGCATATGCTGCGATCCAAGAGCTTCTAAGGATAAACCAGAGAGCGCGTGACAATCGCTCTGCGGCGATAGCGCGACGTAGAGAGCGGTTTAAGCTAGACCCAGTTGAGGTTCCAGAAGGCACGGCCCCAGATTTAAAGTGGAGCATTAAATAATGATTATTGAAATAGACGGCGTTGGCGAGGTCGAAGTTGATGATGCTTTTGCGAATTTAAGTATTAGCGAGCAAAACGCATTTGTTCAAAAGATCGTTCAAGAAGCCGCGCAAGGCGTGACGTCCAGCGACATGGCCAAGCCGGATCAGCCGCCAGCGGAAACGCAGCGGCTGCGTGCTGGCGCTCAGGGGCTTACGCTTGGCTTTGCAGACGAGATTGAGGCGGCTCTGCGGAACCCACTTTCGGCGGCGGGTCGCGCTCTTGGGTTATCTGAGGGGAAGAGCTACGAGGAAAACCTTGAGCAGATACGCGGAAAATTGGAGGCATATAGAGCCGACAAGCCGCTTGAGGCGATTGGCGCTGAAATCGGCGGCGCTGTAATCCCAACGGCGCTTGCTGGTCTGCTCACGGCAGGCACAGGCGGCGCTGCAGTTGGCACCACAACCGCCGCAAGGCTTGCGCCGACCATTGCGCGAGCTGCTAAAATTGGAGCCATAGAAGGCGGTATAGCTGGCTTTGGCGCCGGTGAAGGCGGTTTGGCTGAAAGAGCCACAAGCGCTGCAACTGGCGCTGCTTTGGGTGGCACGCTGGGCGCAGCCGCACCTGTTGCGGTGCAGAAGGGTGGCCAATTTCTGCGCAGAGTCGCAGACAGCTTAGGCATAGGCGGCGAAAAGCGTGCGTTTACGTTTGCGGAGAGAAAGCTTTTGGAAGCGCTTGAGCGTGACGGGCTAACACCTAGAGAGGCCGCAAAGCGATTAGACGAGGCCCGCCAGCTTGGCATAGAGGATATTACAGTCGCGGATCTTGGTGAAAACTTACGCGGCGCTGGATGGCGGGCGCAGGCTGTGCCATCCGAAGGGCGTCAAAAAGTTGTCGAGCAATTCGCTGAGCGTCAGCAGCGTCAGGCAGAGCAAATATCCGAGCAGGCAAGAGACATATCTGGAGTGCAAGGGCCAACTGGCCTTGATTACCTTGATGACCTATCTGCACGCGTAAGAGCAGAGGCAGAGCCAGCGTACAGAAAGGCGTATGAGATCGAGCTGGATGCAGCACCATTTCAAAGTATGGCAAAAAGCAAGGTCGTGCAGGACGCTTACAGAAAAGCTGTAGAGATCGCAGACATCGACCCAGACATAGATATATCTGGAATGCCCAAAGATCTGGGCAGATTTTTATCTGCGGAAGCCGCTGCTGGCGGCGCAGTTGGGATGCCGACTCAAGTAGCGCATCAGATTAAAAAAGGCTTGGATGCTTTGATTGAAGCTGAAACTGACGCAATCACTGGCAAGGTGACTTCGCGCGGCAGGGCGTTGACTAAGCTGAAAAAGACGTGGAACTCTGAAATCGTAAGGCAAAATAAGCCATATGAAGCGGCCAACATTCAATTTGCAGACAGCGCAAGGCTGAAAGATGCATATAACGCCGGATTTGATTTCACGAAAATATCAGAGAAAGAGCTGGTCAAGCGTGTTGGCAAAATGTCTAAGGGCGAAAAAGAAGCCTTGCGCACTGGTTTGATCAGCCAAGTTGAAGAGCTCGCATCGAGGACAGGTGACGCGAGTGATTTCGTCAAAACTGTTTTTGGCACACCGAGAAAGCGCGCCGCTTTGAGACTTACATTTGACAACGCAGAACAGTTTGAGCGTTTTGAGCGGTTTATGAAAATTCAGTCTCAAAAGACACGCACTGCCCGCAAAGTTATGGGCGGTTCTGAGACGGCTGAAAGAATGATGCAGAGAGATGACGCTGCCATAGACGCGGCCAGCCTTATCAATCTTGGCATGGGAAATGTCGCTGGTGCTGCTCAGGGAATGGGCGCACAAGCAATATCACGCGCTCAAGGGATGGGTGAGAAGAGCGCGGCGCAGATGTCCAGAATGCTGTTCGAGCAAGACCCAGCAACACAACGCAAAATGCTGGGAAGCCTACTGCAGCGTGAGCAGATGGATGAAATGCAACGCAGACGCATGATGCAGAGGCCTGAATTTTACTCTGGCCTTCTTGGCGCTACAAGCGGCCTTCTGGCTGGCGGCGATTGAGCAAATGACGCAAACGCGGTAAGATGCACGAAACGAATAGGACATAAAAATGCAACCACAGCCAAAAGATCGTCGTGAAATCGAAAGCATCGTGCAGAACGCGATCAGCGAGGCCGTTGACTTCGTTGAAAGCGAGATCAGCGAAGACCGCATCAAGGCGCAGCGCTACTACGACGGCGAGGTTGATATTGGCCACGAAGACGGGCGCAGCAAGGTTGTGGCCACAAAGGTACGGGATACCGTACGCTCTGTGAAGCCAAGCCTGATGCGGATCTTCATGTCCACCGCGAGGCCGGTAGAGTTTATCCCGAAGGGGCCAGAAGACGTTGCGCTGGCTGAGCAGGCCACCAGCTACATCCAGCACGAGTTTACGCGTTTGAACGGCTACCGCGTGCTAAACGACGCCTTCCAAGACGCCATGGTGAAGAAGCAGGGCATCGTGAAGGCGTATTGGCACGACTATCCCGTGGCCGAGATCTACACCTACACCGACCTATCTGATGACGAATACACGTTTCTGATCCAAGAGGATAACGTGGACGTGATCGAGCATACCATGGAAATGTCTATCGAGATCGACGAGATGGGCATGGACGTCGAGCTTCCCGTTCATTCGGCCAAGATTAGCCGCACGGAGATGAAGGGCGAGCTGCGTATCGAAAGCATCCCGCCGGAAGAGTTTTTCGTAAACCGCGACTGCCGCTCATTTGATGACGCATATGTCGTGGCGCACCGCACAGACATGCGCGTCGGCGATCTGGTCGAGATGGGTTTTGACTTCGAGGTCATCTCCAACCTGACGCCTTTCGACGGCACAAACGACATGTCTGGCGCAGAGGTTCTTGAGCGCCAAGGCTACGAGGAAGACTTGTCAGACGAAGACGAGCTAGACCCATCCATGAAGCTTGTGGGCATCACAGAAGCCTACATGCGTATGGATGTTGACGGAACCGGCGTGCCGGTGCTGTACAAGTTTCTCTGCGGCGGCACATCATACGAGCTGCTAGACTTCATGCCGTGCGACGAGATCCCGTTTGC